TTTATTCTTAGTGCCTTTCTTGCGTACACCAGGATAAGCACTAAACACGTTATCACTTGTGTCGCCTCTCATGCACTTTTCAAACAACATAAAGTCGGGTTGCGGTGCAGGCTTTGCTTCTTTAGTCTTCTTGTCAATTACAGGCTCACGCTTCTTATCATCAAAGTAACCTTCGTGTGTAATAATAGTATTACTTACACCGTTGTATTGTGTTACATTGGGCGCAATTAGCTGTGCAAAGTCACCGTCTGTACTAATAATAGTATGATTGTCATTAGGGTGTGATTGTACCCAACCTGCAATAAGATCATCAGCTTCGAGTTGCCTGTGTTGAATAACAGTACAGTTAGTCTTCTCTGTCATAAAGTTCTTAAACTCGTCAAAGATCTCCCAAAACGCTGTGTCTTCTTCACTCTCTTGTACAGTCAACTTGTCACGAGCAACTTGTCTATTACGCTTGTAAGGCTCGTAATAGTCTTTGCGCCAGCTACGACCTTCTAAGCAGATCACAACATGAGTACCATCAAAGTCTTGCCAAGCCTTCTTAATGCTGTTAAGTGTGATATGTAGTGCCATGCCTACCTTAGTGTCAAGGTCACCACGAACTACGTGTCTAGCACGAAAGAACGTGTTAGCTGTATCTACTAGTATATAATTTGCCATACTACATGCACCCCGATAAACATAATGAGAATATGCTGCCATTCTGTACGAATGCAACTAGTAATGTAATGCCTAATATTTCTAACATAGTTTTGCCTTTATGTAATTTATATTACTATTATAGCACCAGATCTGGCTGTTGTCAAGTATTAAGATACTTCACTCTTGCCCTTAGCAATAGGTACAACATTAATGTATCCTGCACCTCTTGATGTGTCCATACCTTCTTCGTCTAGCATATTATATACAATATCTCTAAACCAACGGTCTACAATTTCTTCTTCAGGATCGGCTTCTTCTCCGTATCCATTTCGAATTAGATCTTTGATAAAGTACTTGTTCCAATCGAGTTCAAAGAATCCATTTCGAATGTTATCTTTGTTTACTTGCATATCAAGTACATTAACCCAAGGTTGCTTCTTCTTAGTAGCATAAGCCTTCGGGTCTTTTTTCTGCAAGACTTCTAAAGAATCTTGTTCGACACGTGCCTTTTCTTTAGCAATGCGTGCCTCCTCTTTATCAAGTCCTGTTAATTTTTTTAAAAAGTTTTTCATATTAGTCCTTTTTCTCTTAACTTTTCATCAAGAGGTTTGTTAATAGATGCCTTCATAGCTCGTTCGTGTTGATCGTTTGCATAGTCTCTAGGTGCCCCAGGCATTTCCGAATAGTGAGATGTGTAGCCTTGGGGTAAAGCGCCATCCTTTTTCCATGCAAACTTCTGCAACTTCTTTAACGTTAAGGACATACTCTTCCGAACGTCCCCCAAGCGGCATACAATATACTGGACACTCAACGCCGACATCACGATATGCTTGCACAGCTCGCCCAGCTTCATCAATATCTGAACGATCAGCAACAACAAATTTAAGATAAATGTCACTGCTAGTAACAGTGGAATAATTAAGAGCAACGTCAGGCTTAATAGCGTCCTCCCAAGATTCTCCACTAACGGATAGCTTAGGCGAACAACTCCAAGTGACAGTAATTCTGTGACTATCGTTGAGATAGTTGTAGAGGTCGTCATGTAATACTTGTGTAGTGTTTGTTTCAAATGTAACATTTTTTAAATCTCTCATACGTGGGTGTTCAAACAGCTCTACATAAAGTCGTTGCCACGCTAACAACGGCTCTCCACCTGTCATAATTAAATGGACGTCTTGTCCGTTATCCATTGTCCACTTGCCTTCTGGTGTGAGCGACAACAAGTGTTCAACTACTTCGTCAACTTCTGCAAGTTTGTTAAAGTCTTTAAACTCAGGATAGATACTTGCATATGTATCGCATCCTGTATGAATGATAGGCAAATCGTTAAACTTCTCAGTCTTTGCAATAATGCCATTATCTAACAAGTCTTTTACTTCTTGATTGTATCTTTGACCATCTGCTTGTTTTTCTGCACGACTAGGTTCATCTTTACCAAGTCCAAAGTTCATGCATCGAAAGTTACAACCGAAGGTACGCAAGAATACACTAGGTACTCCTACAAACTTGCCTTCGCCTTGTACGCTATAAAACGCTTCTGAGTACCTTAGTTTCATCGTGCAAACTCCTGTTGCAACTTAATGTTATCAAAGAACTCTTTCTTTGTGCCAGCATCATCTTTAAATGCACCACGTAGTACAGTTGTTTGTGTTAAACTACTAGTTGCCATAATGCCTCTGTTCTCACAACAACCGTGTGTTGCTTGAATGTAAACACCTAAGTGTTCTGCATCAGTTGCTAGTTGTATTTCACGAGCAATATCATTTGCAAGTTCTTCTTGTAGCGTACCACGCCTAGCACACCATTGTGCAATACGTGTGTACTTACTAAGTCCAATAAGTTTGTCTGCTGCAATAATACCAATGTATGCAACACCTGCTACTGGCTGATGATGATGTGAACACATACTTTTTAGTTCACTACGTACTACTAGCATACCTTCATAGCGTTCATCGCTATCATTAGGAAATGCTGTTGCACTAGGTGCAGCATCATACCTGCCTGCCATAATTTCATTGTAGTACATTTTAGCAAGACGCTTTGCTGTGCCTTTACTGTTAGGATCATTATAACGATCAATTAGTAGTGCGTCTAGTACACCTTCAAAAGCAATAGCTGCATCTTCGATAAGTGCTTCCTTGTCGCCGTCTTGTAATACTTCACTAATGTTATCGCCTGCCCAGTATCTAATACCTGCGTCTTCTAACTTTTCTTTAATTTGTTCTATTTTACTCATTTAATTCTCCGATGATTAGGCAGTGGATTGCCAATACAATGTACAATACTTTTATTATACACTGTATTTAGGTTTTTGTCAAGCACTAAAATACTTTTCTAACATTTCAATACGATCTTCTGCGTGAGCCATTTTATCAAGTTCTTCTTGAATGGCTTCTACAATATCACTATGCTCACCAATACCTGTAGCATTGTTCATGTAAACCATAATGTTTGTCTTTGCTCTTTCGAGCTCTCCTTCGGCATGCATACGTGCCGCTTTTACTAATTGTTCTTTCAAACTCATGTTTCCTTGTCCTTAAAAATCAAATCGTTGTTGATGAGCACAATGTTCAGCATAATTACGAACATCCTGCGGTATTTTGTAATTCCCTTTACTTGGAATTACGTTGCGTACTCCTCCGGTCGGATCTATTACATCACCATCCCGTCGAAATATTAAGTGAACATGTGGATACATGCAAGTTTGCCCTGCACTTTCTCCCATGTTAATTCCCATATTGTAGCCTGTAATATTTGTTTTATCACTTATCACATTATCATAACCCATAGTAACGCCAAAGTTAAAACACTTCATAATGTTTTCTTGTGTTGCTTCTCGCGGAACAATAAGAATATGTCCTTCTGTTACAGGATATGCATCTCTAAATACTACAAACTCGCGAGTATTAATTTCAACGTTATCCCAAGGCGCTCTACCTTCAAGTTGGGCGTTTTCTAAAGTATCAGCTATCATATTTTCCTACACTCTCCCAAGGGTATACAAGCCATACATCTTCTTCAGCTTTGTTGATTTCGTGTGCATAAAAATTAGTTTGATGGAAGTCGCTAGCTGTGTTTTCAGTTAGTACAGCAAACTTTACAGTATTCCCCCAAACTGTATTCCAACTCTCTTCCATAGGCAAACAACTACTCTGCCAATCTTCTTTAATCCAGTTAAACGTAGCACCAGTATCATTAATATCATCTATAATAAGAATGTTCTTTCTTCGTGCAATGTCCCATCTACTTTTATAAGTTTCTTGTTCTTCTGTTGGTATAACGCCAAATGCATCATCTGCCATCCAACAGTTACTTTCATTGTCGCTAGTAGCATCACGTAGACTTACGTGAAGTGCTGAACATGGTATACCAGTCATGTTGCTAATGATAGTAGCAGGTACATTCCCACCTCTAGTAATACCAACAATGTAGTCTGGCTTATAACCACTAGTATACATGTCAGTTACAATCTCCATGCACATGTTTTCTACGTCCGACCAACTATAATAATGTTTTTTAATGATCACCTAAGTACTCCTTATTATCAATCCAGCTGTAACCTTTACCTGTTACATGGGGCATAAATCCCCAGCTCTTTGCCTTCTTACCCATATAAAACAAACTCCAACAAGGTATTTCATTTCCGGCTTTGTCTTTTCCTAAAGCTAACCAATGTAAGTCATCTGACTTACGATAACGGAAATGTCCTGGTCCTCGCCAAATACCTTTGCTACCTATTACATCGCCTTCTTGACTAATAACAGGTACGTTTTCCCAGTA